CTTCGATTGATAGGAGGAACTAACGATGGCTTCCCTTTTTGAAGTAACTGCTGGCTCCGCTATTGGCTACGTCTCCGGCAACGGCGGCGCTGTCACGCAAGCCACCAGCAAGTCCACTGGTGTCACCCTCGACAAAGTTTGTGGGGCGATCACCATGAACGGCGCAGCACTGGCTGACGCCACCAACGTTAGCTTCACCGTCACTAACAGCACTGTTGCTGCTAATGATGTTGTGATCGTTAACCACTCCTCGGGCGGCACTGCCGGTGCCTATACCGTCCAAGCCAATGCCATTGCAGCGGGATCCTTTGCGATCACCGTGCGTAATGTGTCTGGCGGTTCGCTCAGCCAAGCCATTGTGCTTAGCTTTGCTGTAATCAAGGGCGCTAACGCCTGATGGGCATGTTCGCCTTCCGGCGACTGCGTGAACAGGGGGCTGCTTCTAACGAGGCAGCCTCTATTTCTATTGCAGAGCCCACGCCTACACTTGAAGTAACCGAAGACCAACCGCTGTCAACCGATGGCAATAACAATCGACGCAACGGTGGGCGGCGCAAACGCCAACAGTTATCTGACACTGGCAGCGGCTGAACTGATCATTGAAGGATTGGTTCAAGATGCTGATGTAGTTGCTTGGGCATCAGCAACAACTGACCAAAAAAACAGAGCCTTGTATACCGCCACTCAACGTATTGATCGTGAGCGGTTTTTAGGTGCTCGTGCCACTGATACTCAAGCATTGCAGTGGCCGCGTGATGGTGTCCGCAAACCTGACACGTACATCAACACTTACGCTGTTGGCTTCCCGTTCCGTATCACCACGGATTATTACACCACCACTGAAATCCCGGATCAGGTAAAAAAAGCGCAGGCTTGGTTGGCTGTTTATTTGAACAACAATAAAGACGGCATGGGGCTTAGCGGACTAGAAGACTATAAAGCCGTCAGTATCGGCAGCTTGAGTGTTCAGGTTGCTGGTGCCAACGCAACAGTGACCGGGGCAGATCGCTTGCCGCCTATTTACGAGCGCTATTTAACTGGTCTTAGAATTAGTGGACCAGGCAACATTGCCATTCGCCGTAGCTGATCATGGCTGACAACGACACTTACAACATTGGTTTTGAATACATCAGCGATACCGCTGCTCATACGGGGCGGTTCTGGAAACTGTATGCTTTAGCCGATGCTGTGATTAGCACTGCCACGATTCAGAATGCCAGTGGCAATACCTTTAGTTCTGTGCCGCTTGGCAAAGGTGATCAGATCGAAGGCGTGTTTACCAGCGTGACTTTAGCTAGCGGCAAAATCGTTGCCTACAAACTGTGATTATGAGCGACTCCAACGTTCTTGGAATTGATTACGCCAAGGGGGCAACCTTTATTGGCAATACCACTACGCACACTGGGCGTTGGGCTGCGATTCATTTCACGACCAATGCTCAAATTGATGCTATTACGGCACAGAATTACGACGGTAGTACATTGGCTGGTCAGTCAATGAGCGCATCAACCACGTTGTATGGCGTTTTTACCAGCATCAAACTGCAGAACGGTCACTGCGTTGCCTACAAACTCTGATGGCACTTGCCACGTCGCTACGCCAAGTCGCTAGTAAGGTCGTCAATCGTTTTGGCGGCACAGTCACTTATCGGCAAATTAGTGGGGGCGCATACAACACCTCAACTGGTGCAATCACGGAAACCGAGACCGATACCACGATCAAAGGCGTTTTAGATGCAGTTCGCAAACAGGAGTTAAACGAACTTGTCCACGAGCAGGACAAAAAGCTAATCATTGCCGCATCTGATCTAACGATTACGCCAAGCCTTTCTGACCGCGTAGTGATTAGCAACGTCGTCCATCAGATCGTCAAAATCAACGTTATTGAACAGGACAATACTGCGATTGCTGTTGAATTATTCCTGAGGGTCTGACCATGGCGCGTCGTATCAGGCTCGATCAAATTGGCGGTTATTCAGAGGAAAAATTTGAGCAGTTACTACGGGTTACTGTTCTTGAAACCGATAAGCGCCTAAAAGAAGAAAGCCCAGTCGATACAGGTCGTTTTCAATTGAGTTGGGTTATCAGCGAAAACAATTACACCGAATACGATGCTGGTCCACGCAGCGGATCATCTGGCATCCCACCTGCAAAAAGAATGAACTATCAGCAAGAGCAGGCTGGCAAAAACTACCACATTTCAAATAGCCTCCCTTACGCTGAACCATTGGCAGGTGGCTCATCAACTCAGGCGCCAGCAGGTTGGACAGAACGGATTGCAAGGGAAATGTCAGACTGGGTTAGGCAAGAAGCAGCCCGCATTGCGCGGCAAGACTGATGGCAGCCGTCAACCTCAACACTGTTCGTTCCACCATTGAAGGTCGGCTTGCTACTGAACTGGCTTTATCGCCTGCAATCCCTATCGTTTTTCATAACCAAGCATCAAACCCACCCAATAATGGAACCTGGGTTCAATGCCTGACTTCCTTTGGCAACAACAGTTATCTGACAATGGGTGGCACCACTGGCAGTAGCAACAGTGTGATCGGTGTGGTTGTCATCAATATTTTTACCCCGCTTGGCGTCGGTCCAGGTTCAAATCTGACGGTTGGCAAAAGGGTTCGAGATTTGTTCAATAGAATTCTTGTAAGTGGGGTTCATTTTGATCCCCCTATCGGACCCGAGGTGGTGGCTAACCCATCCCCAGAGGGTTTCTTCCAAACACAGGTCAGACTGACCTTCGAAACCTTTGAGGATCTGTAACCATGGCTTTTTACCGTGGGCAGCAAGGCTCCGTCAAATTTGACGACGCGGGCACCACTGCTGCAACGATTGCCAGCACCCGCTCTTGGTCTTTGACCGTTGAAAAGGAATCGCTGGATACCACCGCTCTCGGCGCTACTTACCGTGCCAATGTCGGCGGTTTGATTAGCGGTAGCGGCACAGTAGAGGTGCTTTATACCGCTTCCAGTGCAGATGAAACTAACGTTTTTATTGAGCACGTAAACACTGTCACCGACCAAGGTGATGCGCTGTTTGAATTGTTCCTTGATACGGCTGGCACCAAGAAAATTACTTTTGATGGTGTCATCACTTCAGCTGAATACACGGCTACTGTTGGAGAAATCGAAGTCATTACCCTGAACTTCGTCACCAACGGCGCCATCACCCTGGACATCTGATCATGGCTTTTTATCGCGGACAACAAGGCACTGTCTTTTTTGATAAAGCCGGTACTGGCGGTCTTTCGGAGATTGCTGCCGTGCGCTCCTGGTCAATGACCGTGGAGAAAGAGTCGTATGACGCCACTTCCCATGGCGCTACTTATCGCGCCAACATCGGCGGACTGATCAGCGGTTCTGGCACCATTGAGGTGATGTATGACGCCCCGGCAGCCGGTGACAAACTTGATCTGATCAAGGATGTGAACCAAGCCACCGATGAAGCTGATGCAGCCGTTGAGCTGTATTTGGATGAAACCGGCGGCAAAAAAATCACCGGCACCATTGTGGTGACGAGCAGCGAATATGGTGCTACGGTTGGCGAGATCGAGATTGTTACCATCAATTTCGTGTCTAGCGGAACCCTGACACTTAGCATCTAATGCCTGCCGCAAATCAGCGCCCCGTTGATCTGCTCACTGGGGCGTTTGACCTCAATCAGCGTCGTCGGTTTGACATCAAAGGACCGGACGGCGCTGTTGTTCTGTCTTTGTATTTCAAGCCGATTACCAGAGCTGACCGCAAACGGGCTACAACGCTTGCCGGCAGCGATGAAGCACTGGAGATCAGCACGCAGATGCTGTGCCAGATGGCTGAGCTGGAAAATGGCACCAAGGCATTTGCTGCTGCCGATGCTGCCAAGCTGCAACGTGAGCTGCCTGAAAATGTCCTGAACGAACTGGAGTTATTCCTGTTTGGCTTAGGTCAGCCACCTCTTCTTGAAGAAGCAAAAAACGACTAAAGGAAGACTCTTGGCTTTTCTTTGAGTTCTTCCTGGCAACTGAACTTAGCAAAACAGTTAGTCAATTACGCAATGAGTTGACTGAAGCTGAGTTTGTCATGTTTGCGGCTTACTACGAAGTCAAGGGCGAGCGCGAAAAGCAGGAGATGGATAGGGCTAATGCCAGAGCACGGCGATAGACTGCAAAGACAGGGTTAGTGCGCTGCCGTGGTCGTAGCAATCGTTGACGTTCAGGTTAATAGTCAAAATGCTGTACGCAGCCTTAATCAAGTCAATGTTGCGTCAAAAGTAGCTGAGGCTGGCGTTAATAATCTGAAAAGTGCAGTCATTGGTTTGACTGCTGGCTTGACAGCATTATCAGCGATAAAATTTGTTATTGGTAAAACTGCAGAACTTGAAAA